AGACCGATGCCGTGCCGACGGCCTTCGTGGCGGTCGCCGTCTTGTCGAGTTCCTCCGCTGCCTTCTTGGCCGACGTCCAGGCATCGTCCAGGTTCATCAGCTTCTGCGCGCCGGGAATCTTCGCCGCCCATTCGAGAAACTTCTCGAACACGCCGACAATGGCGCTCCATACAGTCGCCGCCGCCGTCTTGATCCCGTCCCAGACGCCCGACAACGCGCCCGATATAGCGGTCCACGCCGCCGTGAAATACGGCCCGATGCCGTCCCAGATGGTGGAAAAGAACGCGCCGATCGGCTCCCAGATGGTTGCCACGGCCCCGGCGATCGTATTCCATACGCCAGTCAGATAAGTAGAAATACCCTCCCAGACCGCCGTCCAGTTTTCGAGAAGGCCCGCCCATGCCGCGGTGATGACGGCTACGATGGGCGCCCAGTTGTCATTGACCCAGACGCCGAGCGCGACCAGCGCCGCCAGCACTGCGGCGATTGCCAGAGCCCACGGCGCAAGCGCGGCGACAACCCCGCCTATCGTCAGCCCCCATGTGGCCAGAGCCGTTCCCAATGAAGCGAGCGCCACCGCCATGCCGCCGAGCGCCACCAGTATCGGGCCGAGCGCGGCGGCAAGCAGAGCAACCGTACCCGCCGCGGCCTGTATGGGAGCGGATAATCCCTGAAACCATGTCACGGCCTCGCCGACCTTCGTCAGCACCGACGTAAGCACCGGCATGAGTGATTGCAGCGCCGGAATCAGTGTCTGCCCGATCGGGAGCAGCGCCAGCGTCAACTGGTCCTTCATGTTCGACCATTGCCCGGTAAGCGTCTGCGACATCGCCGCCATCGATCCGCCGAACCGTTCGTTCATGCCCGCGAGCAGCGCCGGTACGGCCTGACTCGCCTCAACCGCGCCCTTCTCCGCGAGCTTCATCGCCTCGGGAATCGATACCCCAATCGCATCCGCCAGAATCTTCCATGCCGGCACGCCGCGTTCGGCGAGCTGCTGCATTTCCTCGGCGGATACCTTACCCTTCATCTGCATCTGGCCGAGCGCCGTCGTAATGCCGTCTATTACCTCCTTGCCCTTGCCCATAGCGGCGGCGGTATCGCCAACCGCCGTAAGCGTCGGTATGATCTGGCTGGACTCGAACCCGAGCGCCTTCATGCGCTGCGCCGCCGAGACGAGATCGGGAAACTCGAATGGCGTCGTTGCCGCGAACGCCTGCAAGCTCTTCAGCATCGCGTCCGCGGCCTCGGCAGAGCCGAGCATCGTCGTGAACGCGACTTTCGCGGTATTGAGTTGTTCCGCCGCCGTTACCGCCGCCACGCCGATCCCGACCAGCGGAACGGTAATCGCGGCAGTCAGACCAGCGCCGACCTGCATCATGGCCTGTCCGGCGGTCGAGAGTCCGTCGAATGTCGCGCTGAGATCATTTGCGGCAGTGCCGGCCTGATCCAGAGCCTGCTGCAAGTCGCTGGCATCGCCGGTAATCTCGACGCCGAGCGATCCTAATGGTGCGCTGAATGAACCCATAGTGGTCTACTGTTTGATTTCTGCGCCCGTGATGATCTGAAAGATTGCCAGCAGTTGTTCCGGCGTATGGCCCCGCTTCACGCCCTTGCCGTTAACGGCATTCGCCTCGCGCAAAGACGGGAAAAAATCCTCGGGCTGCATCGGTTGTGAGTTCTTCGCCCGGTGCACGTTGCGGAACAGCGCCGCCAGAATCCCGGCCCTGTAGTCTTCCACGCGCCGGCGTTCTTCGTCACGCTCCCGCAGCGCGTTAAATTCGTACAGCGTCAGTCCCCAGAACTCTGTATCGCTAAGTCCGTAGTCGTATCTGCCAACGCTCCAGAGTTTGCGCCAGTCGATGCGGCAACTGTCACCGTCGCCGCTCTGGTAGGGCGCGCCGCGGCGGGCTGGCCGCTGCCGAGCGCCTGCATCACGCGGTTGATCATTTCGGGCAGGCTGACGATTTCCATGCGCCCGACGTCTTCGACCGTGAGCAGCGAGTCCTCATGCAGCAGACCCGCCCAGATCAGCGCGCGGATCACCGACATGCTGCGTATCGCCAGCGCCTCGGCCAGCGGCAGTTTGGCCGTTTCCTCGAAGAGGCAGAGCGCGTTCAGGTCAAACCGCAGTTCGCGCTCCTTGCCGTCGAGTTCAATCTTTACCGGCGTTCGTCTCAATCCCATGCGTTAGTCTCCGCGGCCCGCCGGCACAGGTTCGCGTCTGCCCGTCCGCCGGTATTCCTCATCCGCCCGCCGCCGCTGCTCATCTGCTGACAACCCGGTCAGAGCCGCTACAGCGAGGTCTACCGTGCCGGTGACGCGCAGGCTGACATCGGCGGTCAGTGCGTCGTCCGGCGTCATTGCAGGCGTCGGGAACGATTTAACGCTGGCGTCGAATGTCGCCTCGTAAGACGCCGGTTTGGTCGGGAACTCAATCTTGAACGGTCGCACTTCCTGCGAGAGCATAAGCGCCCATAGCCCTTCCGCCGTGGGTCCGTGGGTCGGCAGCGCCGGATCCCACACCAGTGTGAGCGGCAACTCGCCGGCGTCTTTAAATGTCGTTAAGTATTCGCGAAAGCCCGACGTATTGTCCAGCGTCGTCACTTCCACTTCGTCTGCGGTAATCGCCACAGAGCCGATGCTGGTTACCTGCGCGATTTCGGTGTACGTCGGCGTTGCGCCGGCGGTTCCAATGAAGATTTTTCCACCGAGTCCGGTGTATTTAGCCGTAGAGCTACCCTTGCCTTTCTACTGTCGTGTTGTTGAGTTGAGAGGAGGTTTACTGAGCGGCGGATGCCGCCGGTTGAAAGATCATTACTCTGAATCGCATCACGCCGTGCCGCGTCATGCCGTCCGCGTCACGCAACGTTGACGCGTATTCCTGCACGGTACTGACCCACTGCAAATCACCGGGCAATGAGAAGTACTGCCGGTGCAGCGCCGCGCCCGCGGCGTTCATCATCGTTTCGAGTTCGAGCATCCCGCGCTGGCGCGACCAGAGATGCAGCATCACCTCAACGCCCGACCCGGCATCGCGCAGCGTATCGAGCGGCTCGACCGTGAACTCGCCGATCGTGGCGTACGGGTATTCCTGATCCGGCCCCGCATGATCCACGACCGGGACCGGCGCGAGCGCAGGCGTCAGCGTGCTGTAGAGCACGCTCTGTATTTCGGATAGTGGGAGCACGATAAGATCTGACCGATGCGGTCGAAAGCGGAAATCGAAAGGCAGTTAGCGCACTTCAAAACCGGCGAATGCCCTAAGCACGGCACGGTCGAAAACGAATACTGGATTGCGGCTCTCGAATGGGTGCTGGGTGACGAAGATCACCGCCACGCCTACACACAGTGGCTCCAGTCCATCGAAGCATTCACTACACCGGACAATCCGTCATCAGTCGGACTCAGACTGGCACTTGAACGTCTGCGCTAATTACTCGCGGTAGGGATGCCAGACGTAGCCGAGCAGCGCCCATGCCCAGAAACGCCGCCAGAGATTGGGGTGCTTGTCGATATCCATGCACCAGTAGCCGGTCGGCAGACGGTAGGGGTTGCGCGGTTTGGAAACGATCGGATACGGCCCCGATGGCGGTATAGGGTCCGGTTCCCGTGACGCCTCGTCGAGCGTTCGCAACTGCTCCTGCAATGTCTTGCGTGGTTTGTCTGTCATGCCGCCCTTCCGAGCGAACCCTTAACGGCCTGCGAGATGATCGCCCGCAACCGCGTCAGATGATTCCTTTTGCCCACCGCGAGCGCCGGACGCATGAACGGCTGCGCCGCCGTGCCGTGCTCGGCGATCTTCTTCGCGATCGGGAACGCGGCGCTTTCCGGTATTCCCTTTACGCGGCACCAGTTGCGTATAGCGTCTAACGGCGGAAAGTGGGGCCGCGTCCCGAACTCCACAAACGGCGCGTAATGCGAGGTCGATCCCACCCAGATCGCCAGACCGCGGGCGCTAACCTCAATCACAATACTGTCGTACAACTCGCCGCTGGCGTACGCATCCGACTGCTTGATGTAATACCGCGCCTGATCGAATATCTCGTTCGCCGTCGCCTGATTCGCCTCGTACAGCGCCTCGGGAAACTTCGTCCGCAGCATCTGGCAGTTCTTCACCAGCTTTTCGCGCCCGGTGAAGGACGCCGTGAACATGCGCGTGGATGCCATCGCTACTGCACTCGCTTTCGCCTGCGCTCCACCATCGCGATGACTTCCGGTAGTAATACATCCAAATCGTTC